TTTTCTACTTTTTTATTATCAGCACATGAGATAACAAATAAAGACAATAATAATACTAAAATTGATTTTTTCATTTTGATTTTTGTTTTTGTTTTTAATTAAGGTTAACTAACGTCCATGGCATCATTGTGGTCTAATTCAATGCCAATATTTTTAAATACAGGAACTAAATCCTGGTAGTAATCATAGTCGTAACTTCGTCCTCCAAATTTATCATCTACTTGTATTCCTAATTCTTTAGCTACATATCTAATATCATCAGACTCAAATCTTCTTTTACCTCTATAATCATCTTCATCCTTTACATAAATTTCTTCATTATTATTATCATAAACTTGAATTTTGTATAACCTACCAAAATCAGTGTAAGTAAAGTTTATAGATTTAATAGCAGGAATTAAACCATCAATATACTGTTCAACCTCCTCTCGGATGGTTTCTTGTAATTGTTTTAATTTCCAAGCCCGATGGTTAAAGTTATCTTTCATTACTTCTATTTATTATAAATATGATGGGATTATTCCTTAAGTGATTCTAAGTACTTAACTACTTCTTCTGTGTGTAAATCTACTTTTTCTTTATTTAATTTTCCATCCCATTTTTCTACATCACCTGCTTCAGATACTAATCCTTTATTGGATTCATTTAATTTATCTTTAACAAAGTCTTTATAGTCTTGTATTTTATTATCTATTTCACTATTAATAATATTTTTTCTATATTCATCAAATTCACCAGACTTTTTTAATTCTTCTTCTTTGAGAATTACACATCTACGACATGTTTTATGAATTCTATAAAACTGGGGTTCTAAATGATGTTTCATTATTTTTTTACACTTAGGACAAAATAAAGGCATATTATATTCTTTTTTTGCCTTATCTAATTTAGTAACGTTTTGTTTAATTCCATCTTTTATAGTCCAAGTAACTCCATTCACATCCCAAACATCACCTTCTTCATAAAACTCTTGTGCTTTACTATAACCAATTCCTTCACCTGTTCTTTTTCCAGCTTGACCTTTTACGAGATTTCGAATTCTTTCTACGTCTTTTCTTTTAAATTCTTTTTTTAATGTCATAAACCTAAATTCTTTAACTCACCAATTACCTGATCAGCGTTAACATAAAATATAGCAGTTCCTCCTGCACTATTCCAATTATCAATTGTACTTTTTTTATCATCAATTAAAATATCATATTTAGTTAAATTGGGTTTAACTGTATGTTTTAATTTAGCTGGCCTATATGTTACTTTAGGTTGGCTAGGGTATAATGTACCAACTTTATCTTTAACCCACAAACTTTTTCCAATAACACTTTCTTTTCTAACTGATGGAGCTGTTAACATTTCATAAGGATATTTTGAAACATAATTAACTAATTTTTCAGCTCCTGGCATTACTTCAATTCCTCTCCAAAATGCTACTTTATGTTTTTTATCAATTAAATCCCAAAATTTAGATAATCCATATTTATCAACATATTCCTGAGGTATTAATCCAGATAAATCTTTAAATCTTTTATCAAAATTAGCTACTACTCCATCCATATCAAGGTAAATATACCAATCTTCTTCATTTTCATTTAACTGAGCTAATTCTCTAGCATATGCTTTTAAACCAAAAGGATCACTTGATTCTTTTTTTAATTTATTAGTCCAGCTTCTAAACATTATATTACCATACTCATATGCCTCTCTTTCTATATTTTCTAAATGTTTATCGGCATTAACATCATCTGTTTTTATGTCTTCTAATCTATCTTGATTATTTTGATGTACATGAACTAATTCATGAGCATAGGATCTCATTATGTCTTTTGGATGTCTACCAAGAGTATATAATACTACTTCATTATTATTTGGATCATAATAAGCAGTTTTACCAAAAAAATCATCAGCATTTGATTCTTCATCATGTATGAATGTAATTTTTGGATATGGTTTTAATAATAAACCATCATTTTCCATACTATTAGTTAATGATTTAATAATAGGATCATAATTAAAAGTAGCTGGGTTTAATACTTCTTTTAATAGTTCCTTAATATTTTGTTTAGATCTTCTTACCATACCCCATTTAGGTAGTTTTTTTCCTTTATATTCACCATCCATTTGAAAATTTCTAACAGTATATCTTTTACCATCAGAGTCTTCTAAAGATAATTTATACCTATTAACTCCCTCTCTACTATTTTTTATAACTTTTAATTGTTTAGATTTTTCTAATTTTTTACCACCTAATGGAAAACCCTTAGGAGCTCTTAAAACATCACCAGGTAATACTTGTCCTGAGTAGTTAGATAAATCTATACCAATTTCGTTTAATTTTTTCTTTTTTAAACGTTGTGTTTTAGCTTTAGATGCTTCTTTACGCTTTTTAATATATTCAAATCCTGATCTTAATTTCTTTTTCTTAGCTGGGTCTTTAGTTCTACCTAAAGCCGCTCTTACTCTTTGATGGATTAGATTAATAATTTGAGATTGTCTAGCATGTGATTTAGCTTTAAATGATTTTTTATTTAAAGTATTTACTATATCTTGTCTAGTACTAAATTTAATTCCTACAGTATCTTTAGGATCTTCATCTGTGTATAATCTACGTCCTGATTTTTTAGGTTTTTTACCTGTACCTTTTTTAGGGTCTTTTTTCTTTTTTCTACCCTCAGTTATACCATATGTAATGCAAGGGTTTTGACCACAACCACAATTTTTAATTTCCATAACTGTATCACTTATATAACCATAAATTTCTTCTACTTCATCATCTTTTAACTGTTTAGGTAATAAAGGTTTTAATTTTTCTATTGAAACTTTAGCCGCATTTCTAGCCGCTGTACCAGAAGCTCCTCCTTTAGTTATTACTGTTTCTACCCTTAGATTAGGATAATCATCTACTGATTTAGTTCTTGCCGCTATATCTTTAAAATCATCTTCATTACCTTCTCTGGCCCCAATTACAAATATAACATCTTCATTTGGGTTTTCTTTAGCATAATTATATACTGCTTGAATAGGTGGTTTAGGACTTAATTTAACTTCTACATTTACAGGTAAATATTGCTTATATATGTCCCAAATAAGAATAGATTCTTCTGGGCTTACTCCATCTCTTTCTTTACCTCCTATTAATATTATAAATTTATCTATATTAGGATTTTTTTCTATAGCTGTTTCAACTACTTCAAAATGACCAGCAGTTGGTGGTTTAAAACCCCCACCATATACCGCTACAGTTCTTTTTTCATCCTCTAATAAATGTTTTATTAATTCGTTAGTTAAATTCATTCTCCCTTTAAAAATTGTGATAATTTTGATTGTGCTTCCTCTTTAGACACTGAATTATCAATAATATCTTTTACTCCTGTAGCAGATAGTAATTTTCTTAATTCATTATCTACTTTTTCTTTTTGTTTAGCTGAGTATCTAGCTCTAGCGGCTGACTTAGGTTTTGTATCCTTAGGATCATAGGGTTTTAAATATTTATCTTTTATTGCCTCTAAGTCTTCTAATTTTTCATCTTCTAAAGTATTTGCAACTGAAATAAAATTATTATCTCCAAACAATTCTCTATATGGAGCATAATTTTGGGTCACACTATTCCAAGTTTTTAATACAATTGCTGGTGCTAAACTTCTATCTTTACCTCCAGACGCCTGAAACCTTAATTCATTTTGTTTTAATGATCTTTCTAAATCAGTATAAACATAAAGCATAAATACTTCATAACCAGCTTTTTTTAATTCTTGTACTAATGCTTCAGTTTTTTTATATGAAGCTGCTGTACCATCTAAAATAAAAGATTTTTTTCCTTCAATAGTTTTTTCTACTTTTCCTGCAAATTCTTTATTTGCATCAGCCATTGCCCTTGCTTGTTTACTTCTTTCTTCAGGAGTAGCATTTTTTAAATCTAAAGATACATTTGCCTTTTTTAAATTTTCAATATAAGTATTATCTATATTTAAAATAGGTAAACCACTTAAATTTAATCCTTTTAAAACATATCCTTTACCCGCACCAGGAGCACCTGCTAAAATAATAGCTTTAGGTATTACTTGTCCTCCAGTAGAACCAGCATTAACTCCAGCGGCATTAGTTACCTCTCCTAATAATTTTTCAAGTTTTATCATATATTATAAATATGAATGTTTAGATCATGTTCATTTTTTTTAAAAACTCTAATTCTTCCTTAGTAACTTCCATTATATTTTTATGCATTATTTCTTGGGCACGTTTATATTCCTGTTCTTCCCAATAAATTTCTTCTTTACTCATAACCATTCTATCATTTGTTTTAATTTTTGACATTTTTGAATTGCGGAATTATTATTATAAGTAGGGGGACATTTCTCGAGATCCTCGAGAATGTCCATTATTAATATATAAAATTGTTCTTTATCTTGTTTATTAAATTCCATAATTTTTATCTTTTAACTAATAAACTAGGTGAAACTGTGTACACATTAAATAAATCATCTACACCTTGAACTTTAATATTTTTATTATTAATTTTAATAATTCTAAAATCTACACTAGATGGGATTTTTTTATGATCTATACCTACAATATCACCTACACTAAATGATGATTTATGTGAAAAATCTAATTCTGATCTACGAATAGAAACAGATTCCCTAATTTGATTAATTTGTGATTGATCTGAATTTTTAATGAATTCTAACACTTCTTTTAAATCTGTCATAACCTTTATTATTTTTATTTACTCTGTAAATATACGAAAGGTTCTTTAGGTAGCCAAATTTTTACGCGTTTCTCTTAACAGTAGTTTTAAATGATGTAGTTGCTGGTTTATGTTTAGGATTTTCTAGATCAAATATATTCTTAACTGATTTAAATATTTCTAAATTTTCCTCTTGTGTTCTGGGAGATTCATGCATTTCCCATTTTTTACCTTTGAGTTTAAATCCAGTTCTATCTACACCTCTAGATTTTGATTTTAACCATAAAACACCTATTCTATCAGCTGTTTGACCAAAACATTCTTTATACATTTGAGCATAAGCTGCACTTTGTAAGTCATAAGTTGTTTGTAAATGGTTAGAAGTTTTAAAGTCAATAACCCATAATTCACCATCAATTTCACAAATACAATCACAAGTACCTGCTATTTTTAATTCATCACTAAATAAATGTACCTCAGTTTCTATTAGTGTAGGTTTATGGGTTTCCCAAAAATCAACAAAACGTAAAAACATTTGCCAAACTATAGGATCCATTTTAGGGTAACCTTCAGCATTAAGGTAATTTAATTCTTTACCTTCAAAATATTTTTCAATTAATAAATGAACAGCATTACCTTCCTCACCTGCTTTTTTTACTATCCAATCAGCACTATAACCAACTTTTTTAAGCCAATCTTCAAAATGTTTACCTTTAGGGTAAGAATTTAAGACATAAGTTACTGAAGGATAAAATTCTCCATTTCTTCTATAATACCTGGAATCAGGCAACGTAATTTGTTTATGATCATCTGAGATCTCTAAAATACGATTGTATGTTTTTTTTATCATACTGATAGTTTTTGTTCCAATAAAGATGAATAAGTCATTGGGACTGTTTTTTGTATTAATTTTGTGAAATTTTTAAAACCCATCTCACTTGGATCCTTATCCTGCATATCAACAAAATAGACTTCTTTACCTTCCATCATTAACTGCTCACAAAAGTGTAAAGCTTGTTTTATAGCATCCTTATCTAATGCTATATAAATTTTATTTACAAATGAACTAACTATTTTTTTCATTAATTCACTTTGAATATTTTTACCTAATAGTGGTATTGCATTTCTTTTAATCGCTATAGCATCAAATAAACCTTCACATAAAATAATAGGCAATCTCCAGTTTATTAAATGTTCATTTGGTATTATATCTCTACTTACCTGAGGATTTCTATATTTTACGAATGATTCTTTTTCAAAACTACGAGCTACAAAATAATTTAACTTGCCATTTTCATCATAAGTTGGAATAATTATCATATTAGCATATAAACCATTTTCACAATAACCTATATTATATTTTGTAATATCCGTGGTTTTAACACCTCGTTTTTTTAAATACGCTAAAGCGTGTTTTTTTACTATACTATTATTATCTAATTGGGTTAAACGTATAAATTCATCAGGTAATTTAAGTGTATTTACCTTTTTTTCCGTAGGAGTATAGTTAACATTTTTAACATAACTTTTAACTTCTTTTAATTTATCTTGTGAAGCACCAGCAGCTTTTAGTAAATAGTAAATGTTTTTACCTTTTTTATCACATACCCAACAATGCCAAGGATTTAATCCTTCTTTATTTTCTGTAAAATTGACTTCTAGTTTTTGTTTATGGTGGTTACAATAAGGACAATGGTATGCCATATTACCACGAGCAGTTCTTTTACCAGTGCCAAGCACAGAATTAACCAACGTAACCAGTAATTGATTCACCATAACGACTTAATATACATTAACAATTTTTAATTTCCAAAGGATCTTCGTAATCAATACTATCAAAATCTTTTGTGTAAAATTTACCTAATATATTATCATTAAAAAATTCATCAGGTTTTTCTAACACTTGATATACAAATTGATATTTTGTTTCAAAATAAGTTAATAATTTTTTATTAGGAACTATTTTTAATATTGATCTTTCAAAATCTTTTGTTTTACTTTCGGCTAATAAAGATTTTAATTCTTTTTGCGAACCATAATAGTTTAACCAATCTGATTCCTTTATAGCTAACTTATATGCAGGTCTTCTACCTACTAAGTTTTGCATTTTAGCTAGTTCTTTTTTTCCAATTTTGACTTTTTTAGAAAAATATAATACTTTTTTACCAATATATTTTTTATTTGATGGCTTATGGGTTACGCAATATACGAATCCGTAAGTATTAGGTGGGAAATCAGTTAGGTCCTTTATGGTTTTGCCTTTGTAGGTCCAACTCATATAATATTGTTTAAGTTAATTTAAATTAACACAACGTGCTAATAAATATGGTTATCTATAGTGTCCTCCACCTAACCATAAAACAAAAGATTTTCTAGTGCCTTTAGTTACAGGTGTTACTCTATGAAGAATATATGAAGGAAATATAAATACTGACCCTGCTCCTCTATAAGCTGTGTCAAATTCACCTTTTTCATAATTACCCCCACGGAATAATTGAAGATCTCCTCCTTCATACTCATCAGCTTCTGATAACTGAACTGTAATAGAAATTTTTCTTGTTGATAAAATATTAGGACCTATGTCAGCATGCCAACCATAATGACCTTTATCAGTGCCATAATATTCTGTATATTGTATTTGTTCTGGTAGTGAATGTAAGTCAAAGTTCCAATTAGCATCATTAGCTTCTACAGCCATATTTGCTAGTTTTTCGTATAACCACCACCAATCTTCATTTTGAGGGACCCATTTTACTTTAGATCTTCTATTTTCTGTATTATCACCTCCAGCAGTATCTGCTATGTTCCAAGGTAAATTAGCGACATTTTTTTCAATTTTATTTAATTCTTCTTTACTAAAACCTTCATTATAGTAATAGTAATTTTGTGAATCATTTTGTCGCGTATCAAATGTATAATTTAATTCCATTATTGTTTTTTAAGTGATTTAATAATATAATCAACGTCAAATATACGTTCTTCATCTCCAAAAGGCAAGTTATTTATGTTTTCTTCTAAATTATATCCCTGATAACAGCTATATTCTGTTTCGTAATCATAAGGATTGCAAAAAATATTATCATGATAACTATATCCAAAATTTGAAGGTGAAGTAGTAACCCAACATACTGTTGATTTTTTAAACATGGCAACTGCTAAATGTTGAGCAAAACTATCTATAAATAATCTTTTTGATGATAAATGAATTAATGTAGCTATTGATCTTATATCCTCAGCCGCTGTTATAGTATTTTCGTATTTAGGTTGATGAGTTTGTTTAATATGATAAATAGTATAATCATCTTTAAATTCTTCTATAACTTTTTTAATAACACAATCGGGTAAATCCCTAGCCCAATTATAACCATAGGAATCAATTCCACCATGAGTTTGAATACACATTATAGGTTTGTTACCTCTATATAATTCTTTATCTACCTCCATTTCCTGACGGGTTAAAAACATTTGAGGTTTTTCTTTACCATAAGGTAAATCAAATAAATTATACCAAGTTTTTAATAAATCCCATTCTCGTGTAAGAAATTTACCTTCATCATAAGGTTCAGATGCTAATATTTTAGCTTCTTTATTTTTAATAAATTGATTAAATATTAAACCTCTATCTGATAAATGATAATAATGGTCTATATTAGGATTATTTTTAAATATTCCTGGATAAGGGGATGCTACTATTAATTTAGCTTTTGGATATTTTTTTCTTATAGCTTGAACTACAGCTGTTGATGCTATAGTTTTTCCAATTCCTCCTCTTACATCAAAAATTATATTCATGTTTGTATATTAAAATTAATTACTGCTCTATGTTTTTTTCCATAAAATGGTTCTACTGAGTGTATAATATCATGGGGCCAAATTAATAACATTCCCTCTTTTGGTCTAATAAAATGTTTAGCTCCTCTAATATGAAAAGCAAATACACCACTGTAAGGATGATCTGGGTGTGGTTCACCATCACTTAAATAATAACCTCCCGAGTACATTTTTGGTTTTTCTTCTTCATGTTGCCATCTATTATGATTATGGGCATTATGTCCCCTACCTTCTGTTGGTTCATAATATTGCAACCAACTTTCTGTTATTTTACCTTCTTCACCTACTAATTCTTTAAAACCAGCTAATACTCTTCGTTTAATAACATCTACATCTGTATTTTCTGCATCTAGAAAATCATTGGGTTTAACATAAAATCTACTTCCTATAGGTTGTAACTCATGATTTTCAACCCACTCTTCCTGTCTATCATAATTTATTTTATAATTAGAATATCTTTCACCATCATATCTATCAACTAATTCTTGGCCCATTCTTCTTTGCTCTGCATCTAATATTCGCAAACCAAAATCATAAGCCCTATTAGTTATGATATCATTTTCATATACTCTTTTATAAACAGGTATAGGAGCTAAATGAAATATATCTTCTTTACTTGTCGGATGAAATATCATAATTTTCTAAATTTGTTATATCAGAGTCCTTCCCTGGTATAGTAGCAAAATACGACTCTTTTGCCTGATCTACACGTAATTTACCCGAGTTTCTTAAATCCCAAAAAGACCAGTCTAAACCTACTTTTAATTTAGCCTTTCTTATAATATAATTTTTCATTATCTTAGCTCCTGATGGCCAAACTACATAAGCTGCTATAGTTGGAGTACCCGCTATTAACCAAAATGCATCTAAATCCACTACACTGGCTAGTGTTTCAAAATAATTTTCTGGTGCTTTGTTTTCTGTTAGTTCTACATCATCTTCAAATATAAAATATGGTAAATCTTGTTTTGAACATTCATCTAATAAATTTAAATGCATATAATTAGCACAAACTAAAGATGGTATATGAATACCATATTTTTCATATTCATTACCTTTAATCATTTTTTTATCATATGCTGTTAATTTGTATTCTTGTCCATCTAAGGCATTTACAAATTCAAAAGGAATATGTTGAAACATATTAACCATTTTTCTACGTCTATCTTGACGTCTTTCTAGTGATATTACTTTTACCTTATAAGTGCTCATAATATAAATTCATTTTTAATTGTTGTTTGATATAATTATTAAATTTAGATTGTATAATCTTTATGCTATTAAATCTTTCTTCAAATTTTACAGCTCCATTACTGTTAAAATATTTAGGTTCAATAAGTTTTTTATCTGATACGCCAAGTGTATATTTAGGGTGATATTTACTAATATAATCTTTCATACTACAATTAGCATATTTCCACATAGCAAATTCTTCTACTAATGATTTAATATTGTTTTTCTTTGCAATCTCAATTAGGTCAGCTCCTAAATTAACATCTCTTGAATATACACAACCAAAATTTGGTATTACTAAACCATCTTTCCATTTCCAATGATAAAGTTGAATCTGATCTTCTAGGGTAGATAACATATCTACTATATCAGAATAATATTTTTTATCTTTTAAAATAGGATGATCATCAGGAATGTCATTTAATAAAGCAACTTTAGGTTCCTTATAATGAGCATATAATGGTATTTGAATTGGTTTTTCTTTTAAATAACTATAAAAAGTCTTATCTAATGGTTTTAATAACCAACAATCCCAATCTAATAACAATACTTCTCCCCAATGCTTTAAAGCAATATCTAATGCTTGTAATTTTTTACCATAAACATTACTACCCGAAAAATCGTTATCCCCCATAGCAATACAAGCATAACCCCTTTCTTCTAAAATTTCTTTATTTTTATCACCCCAAACATAAACTATTTCATTATCATATAAGGGAAGTCTAGGTACTTCAACCCATTTATGTGGATCATTACCCCACCAGGTTCTTATAATTTTAATATTAGACATGTTCAAAATAAGGTTTCATATTTACTTGAGTATCAATGTAATCATTAAATTTTCTACCTATAGCTGATAATTTAC